GTACTCGACATTACCTCTCTAATCTTATCTAGTTCTTTTTCTGCATCATCATATATTTGTCTACCATTCAGTTCGATACCACCTGGAAGTTTGACTCCTTGGAACTTAATTAGATTTTGTCCCCACTGTCTCTTGATGAGTGCTGTCAGATAACGCTTTAAGAATGCATCATTATAAACTCTTGGGAAATCATTAGGATTGAGTAGTCTATAGCAATCAATAACCAAGTAATCATCTACACTAACGCTTGCCCAATCAATATCCAAGTAAAGTCTATCTGATCTAATATTAAATCTGATCTGTTTCTGTGTTGTCAATGCAAAGTCGATATCCTCAAGATATCTCTTTGTCATTGCGTATGTTAAAATTTCTGTTGATCCAAAGTAGTAAATATCATTCAAGAATAACTGATACTTAATACTGAACATATTATTAGTGGTTGTGTTAGAACCATCAAAGTGATATATCTTCGTTACACCTAAAACTTCTGGAGGAACTTGCAAGTAGTTGCTGTTCTCCTCAAACGAAAAGGATACAGACTGCCCATCAATCGTAGAACTTGCAGTTGTAGTTACAATACCGATGGGGTTACTTCCACCTCTACCTCTTCCTCTATCAATATCTGCTTGAGTTACCTTATACTTCAGGAACGTGTTGGTTGTCCCGTCATAGTCGCGTTCCTGGAACACCTGAAGCGCATCATCCACCAAGTCATCAATCTGCTCGTCAGCAACGTTAATCTCCAATACAGGAGCACCTAGTTGCCTCTTACAGTACGCAATTAATTCCGATCTACTTGCTGGTTGAGCCATTTATTCACCAGTTTCCTATGTGTATTTATGGTGCTGCCGATACTGCAGGAACTACCATTACATTACCATTTGCGATGGTATATAAAGTTGAACCACTACTAACTATTACGTCATACATATATCTTCCTTGTTCAAGACTCCTGGTTGAAGTAGAACCTAAAGAAATTTTTAGTTTACCTTCTACAGCACTAGTAATCCCAACAGTAAATGACGTTGTAATTCCAAGAGTTGCTCCAATAGCAACACTTTTGGATATTGCGGCAGATCCAGAATAATCAGTTAGATCAAACGCAGTATTGGCATTATTGGTTACATTAAATGTAGTCTCAAAATCCGATCCTCCATAAATCGTCAAATTGACTCCAAAGGGAACTCCAGAAGATGGATCGAAAGTGATATTTTTAGATGCCATTTGTAATACCTATTACCGACATGGTTTCTTGTTGTTTATAATACAATTTTGTAAAAGACTTTGCAATATTTTTTAGAATTTCAATATCATTACAACTATCTATCTCAGATGCAATCTTCTGATATGCAAAAGACTTCTCTAAACTTTTTATTTCAATATCATTTGGATCCATTGATTAACTCCTTTAGTAACGACTTAATATCATTGATATCATCTTTAATTGTAGCAACTTCATCTTCAATAGTTTGTATTTTCTGATTCTTCTCATTCTTAGCCTTTCGACTAGCAATATAAGTATCATATGATACTCTATTTACATTCACTATAGTGTTTGTCTCAGGATCTCTTGCGAGATCCTTATGACCTTTTTCTGTGTATACATCCATATTATGCGAGAGCGATTACTCTAAGATTTTTCAATTGAGGAACTAATTCTTGACTTGTTGATGTTAGCACAAGTTTAATTCTATAAGATCTAAAGTTCGGAAGATCATCAATAGTGAATGTACGTTCAATGAAATCAGTATCATATGGACTATATCCTTTTTTGATTGAATTTTCTACAAAAGTATCAGGTCTTCCATCATTATTTGCCTCATTGATAATTTCACCATTAATATCTAAATTCAAATGTCCAGGGAATGGTTCAAAGATTGGTTCAAAACCAGGATCTGAATTAATTGCATAGAATGCTCTAATATCAGCATCTGTAGGAATATGTGCATCTACAAGAATTTTGATTGAAGATGCTGGATTTGCGAGAGTTACTTCCTTAGATACGTATTGACATGCACTAGGATCATTAAAGAGTGTGTTCACTCTAGAATCAGTGGCATAGTCAACAACTTCAGAATTAACTCTGTTTGATACTGCATAGACACTACATCTTTGAAGTTCAATTTGAGGAGTTAATTTAGTATTAGTTGTTCCAAGGAAAAGTCTCATTTGCATAGACTTATTACCCTCAATAGAATTTAACTTGCGATCTTCATTTACTTTAGAGAAGACTGCTCTTGGAGAATCAAAATAATTATTTGCATTAAGAACAACATCTTCAAATCCTACATTTACGTAAGGAATTTCATTACCACTAATACTCTGAGTAGTGACGGTTCTTATCTGACCAGATAAAGAAGTTCCTTCAACAGCAATATTGTGTATAGATGGTTTAATAATTTCAAAAGGAATATTTTTAGTGGCCTTGACATTATCTCCACCAGTTGATTTTGATCTGTTAAGGAATAGTTTGGGTAATCCTACTCCAGTAGATCTGTCAATATTATCTGTGCTTCCAATAGTTCCAAATTTTTCAGACATATCAAGTTTGATATGATAAGAATCTAATGTTATTGGATTTGCAATGGTTACATCACTCAAATCGTGAGTTTTGTTAATTCTAGCAAGACTTACTCCTGCAAGTTCATACTTATAGACTGGTGTATCTATGGGATATGATTTTGGAGTTGTTCCTCTAGAAATACTTCCACCAATCGTTGATGCTGTTGTAGAGGTGTATTCAATAATTTCTTCACCAATCAAAAGTAATCCAGTATTAGTCAAACCAACACTAGCACCTTCAAAAGTAGAGAATACACTTCCTGTTCCAGCAGATACTTGAAGTGGATCAGTAGATGACTTGTCATAAGCTGCTGTCAATTTAGTTGGTTTAACATCTGGAAGAACTTTGAATATTCTTACAAAGTTGTCATCAAAATTCATTCCATGATTAACATGATTTACCTTAATATGAAGTCCATCAGAAATATTTACTATTCCATTTGATGGAATAGTAACATCTCCACCAGCATCAATGTTAAGTTCCCTTTCTGTATCTGTGCTATCAAAGAATCTAATGGTTCCAGCAGCTCCAGTAATAAATTCTCCCTGAACATTACCAATTATTAACTGAGATGTGTGTCCAATACCAGTTAATGTAAATCTCGCATTCCGCCCAATACTTAATCCAGCAGGATCTGATGAAGATGGAAGTGGTGCATTTGCACTAATACTAACTACATCACCAACTTGATAACCATTACCACCAGCATTACTAATAGTTGCTGCAATAGCAACTCCATCTCTCACCGTAACGTTTGCAGTAGCTTCTGATCCATTTCCAGAAATTGAAATTAGATTTACTCCAGAATAAGTAATCTGCCCATCTGCTGGTGTATATCCAACACCTGGATTAGTAATTGTTAACGTTCCCGTAGCACTAGCACCAACTCCGATCAGATCTCCTTGTGCAATTCTGTTTGAAGCAGTTCCTTGGAAGAAAGTATTACCAAGAGAATATCTAGCATCAGAAAGTGTCGTTCCTAATCCAACACGAATTTCATTTGAAATAACATTTAATGGATTTTCCATTAATGTGGCAATTTGTCTGTTACCCTCAGAAAGTTCTGGGCTATAAAGATCTACGGATCCTGATTCAACAAAGTCCGCTCTATACATGATAAACTTAAGATCTTCCCACTGACTTGCTTCCCAAGTAGATGCGTTCTGTGATTTAAATAGAGATCCAAGAGTTGGTTGGTTGGAGATATAGGAATCTGTTAGGATATCATTTTCACCAACTCTAGAAATATAAACACTATACTTAGTTGAGTTTGAAATCAAACAGATGGCATATTCTTTACCACCCTCAAGATAAACTGGAGCAGCAAACTCAAAAGTAGTTGCCACAGTTCCATCAGTTGAAGTATTAACATCTCCTGGGAAAAGAACTACTTCAGATAGATCAAAATACTTGGCAGTTGGGAAACCATTTTCCATTGTTCTAATCTGCATTCTGACTGGAGTATTTCCGTCATCTTTTGTGCGGAAGAAAACATCACACTTTGTTATGAATATACCTTCAGGATCTTCTTCTTGATCAACCAAGAAAGATTGTGCAAGAGGATCATACCAACCAACAATAGATTCGCTTGTAGTTGCCTGTCCAATGTTTCTAGTAGCAGTAACCTCGGTGTTAACAGTTCTATTAACAAGTTGATCTTCAAAGAGTTTCTTTTGTTCAATTTTTGCATTCCTAATAGAAAGAATTTGATCTTGAACTGTCTCTAGGATACCAGAAGTTGGATATGCTTCTTCACCAACAGTGGTAGCAGCATCTTGATCATTATCTGGATCATTTGTTAATGTAAATACGTTGGTTCCAGTTTGGAAATTAGGATTATCTCCATTACTTGCATCAGGAATAAAGAAACTTCCTAATAAAGCTGAAGATCTATCAGTAATAAGTCTGACATTTGTTACTTCTGCTTCTGCTCCACTTGTTTGTCCGGTCAGTTTCATTCCTGTCTGGATATAACCAAAGAAATCTCCTTGTGGTTGATCTGCAAGAGAATACGTATCTACATTCAAAGTGGTTGAAGTAGAAGAATAAACTTCGGGAATAATTCCACCATTAACATAGGGATTATCTGGATAAACCTCTGTTGGTGAATTATAATCACCTCTTCTATGATTGGATTGAGCGACTCTAAAATTAATAGTGGGATTAGTGTCTTTACCTTCTTCACCAAGACCTGCACTGATAACTCTTCCTTGAACTGTCTCACCAACCTGGAATACCCCAGAACTCATTGTAATTTCAATTAGTTTAGGAACACAATACTTTGTAACCTCCTTACCATCAAAGAAAGCATAAATTTGAGTGCTTGGTTTTAAGTTTGCTGCATAGAATTCTACGTTTCTTGATCTTACTGCAGAAATAATTTCCGTACTAAGAACTTTATCACCAACAGAAACTTCATCAAAAGTTTCAACAACATGATATTGAGTACCAGTTCTTTCCCGAATTCCACTTTCAATTGTATCAGTTACATCCTGCTCAATTGGTTGAGTAGTGGTCTGTCTAACCCATGCAGCAGGTCCTCCAGATCCACCATTGATCCATCCACCTCGTCCAAATGTATTACTGCTACTAGTACTGGATTGTCTAGTATCAGTTTCAGTTGTAAATGTACCAGACCAATTTGTCTCCCAAGAATTCCATATTTCAGAGGCAAATCCAGTTTCAGGATCAACACCATATTTTTCCTCAGCCTCAGACATGATCTGAGAATAATTGCCAATAGTATCAATTGTTCTTGCTTCTAATCTAGTTTGATCGACCCAGTTATCAGAAGCGGGTGTCAAAACAATTGTTCCTTGCCAGAAACTAATTAAGAAAGGAGTTACACTTTCAGTTCTGGTTGCAAGAGTTTGTGACAACCATTCAATCTCAGAAAAATCAAGACTGATAATGTCATTTTGTTTTCTAACATTAGATCCATCTATAGCAGAGGTTCTTTTATCCGCAGTAGGATCAACATCAACAACAGGACCTGTCTGCAAAGCAAATGAATTTGTGCTATGCTTTGGTCTAAGAATATTATTTGATTGATCAATACTATTATTTCTACCAACTCTCAAATCTTGAGTAGAGAATGATGTAAAGTTATCTACAAAGAATCCAGATTTAAATCTATTGAGACCGTTTGCATCAGGTACAAATTGATTAGCGGTATTTGTTTCTAATATAGAGAGAGTTGTATAATATTCTAAATTTTTAATTCTCTCTTCAAGTTTTTTGATATCCTTCATCTGATATCTCTTGTACTTCAAGAATTTAACAGATGCTTGTTGTACGTTATGAAGATATGGAGGATATTCTATCGTAGCAAGTTCAATTGCATTAGCAGGAGACTCTGGTTGTGCTCTCTTTGGATCATCTGCAGGTGTTCCAAACTTCATCTGCAGTTTCCCATCTCTATGCAAATAAAGTCTATCAATTCTTCCTTGATAATATGCATAATCTAAGAAAATAGTCTCATTAGATGCAAGAATACTCGGAACAGAATTTCCTGTTGCATTAAAGGATCTTCCAAGGAATTCTAAAGGAGATCTAGTTGCTTCGGCAACTGAATAGTCATTAACTCTTGGTCTTAAATCAATGAGATCTGTATTCAATACTCCATTAATCGCTTTAACTTCAGTGGAATAATCAAAATCATTATATGATTCAACTGTAACAATATCTCCATCATCAGAGGAATCAAATGATGCTGCTTTATAATATACTTTAATTTTATTTTTTGGGGAATCTGAATCAGTTTTTCTAGTTATAAAACCATGATTGTAGATTGTTCCTCTCTGTCCAGATCCAAAGGTGTAATTTGATGAAATATTAAAGGAAGTTGTGTTTAAATTACTTACTCCTCCAGAGATAGAGGATTCTTGGAATACAACTGTTTCTCCCTCTACAAACTTAAAATTATTCTTAGGAAGATATCTAAGAGTAGATGTATCTTTTACTTCTGAGAATACAGCAACTGCTCCACTTGTTTGTCCGACAATTAATTCACCAATAGTCATATCTCCAGTTGAGGCCGTAGGTCCATTCAACTGAGTCAAAGTCATTTCTGGAGATCCAAAATTAGCATCACTCAGACTAGAATCAGCAGTTTCATATATTGCATGAATTTCAATAATGTCTGGTGTGTTTAGTGATATGATGTTATCTTGAATTCTGGTTCCAAATGGATAATTTCCATAAGTTAATCCATCATTTAAAGTGGTTGAACCAATTCCAGAAGCAGGATTAATTGACTTATCAACAACTAAAGATTTAACTCTATCTTTAATTTTTTTCTTTGACTTTACATTACTCTTTTTAACAGTAGTAATAAGTTGAGCTCCAGTGTCATCCGCACGTAAACCTCTAATTTGAAGTTCTCTAAGATCTGCAGAGAATGAGAAATTATTTTGAGTTAATGGTTCAGTTGTGCCATCAGATCTGATGAGAGAATATCTTTTATCAGAATATGAAAGATAAGTTTCTCCTTCTGGAAGTGTAATCGACAATAAACTGGTAGAACTTAGTCGGTTATTTACAATATCTACAGTAAATGGTTTTCTAATTGTTAATTCAGCATCTGTCAGATCAACAGAAGCAATATGTTCATTTGGTAATTCTGTATAGAAAGTTGTATCTGAAGAAGAATCTAATTGAGTGCTAACAACTTTAAGATCTGATGCTGTAAAGTTTGATGATGTTGGTAATGTACCATCAGCTACACCAATGACTGTGGTTACTCCAACAACAGTCACTTCTGATGTTGTAACTCCCACAACTCTTGCTAAAATTGGATCTTGGGATATAGAAAGGTCTGAATATTGAAGTAAATTATTTACTTTTACTTTGCCAGGGAATAAAACATTTGAACTACTAATTGTACTAAAACCGAGGACATTATCAAAAGGAGTAACGGAAGCAACTCCTACAGTTAATGTTGGAGTTTGTATAACGTTAGCACTAAAAGTATTAATTCCAGCTACATTTAGCTGAAGGTCTGGATCACCTGCAATTCCAGTATTTGAAAATACAGATTTTACATCTGAAATTCCATAAGAGGTTATATCAGTTGCAACTCTATTTCTTGTAACTTCTTGAGTTGAAATTCCACTTCTAAAAACAAGAACTTCATCTTTTATAAACTTACCTTTTTGATCATATACTGTCAAAGCAGTTCCAACAACTGGACTTCTTAAAAATCCTGTTGCACCACTACTATTTCCTTCAACATATGCAGGAACTGTTAAATCAATAGAATTATTGACTGTAATTTCTGTAAAAGGTTGTATGTCATACATTGACATACCCCACTCATTTTCTTGTGGGAAAGATGAATTGTATGAACCAGATTCGAGTCTAAAATCAAATACTCTAGCAAGTCCAATTTCTTTTCCTGGAGCAGTTTCAGAATTTACTCCAACTCTTTGATCTCTTAAACTGAGAATGAATGTATTACCCACACCGATAGTTGGTGATCTATATACACTATTCAATTTAAGAGTTGGTCCAGTGCTATAAGGGAAGAACTGGTTTTCAATAGTCCTTGTCGTTCTTGGTTTTGGTACATCTATGAAAGCAGGACTTATTGTTTCGACTTCATATCCTTTGACGTATGCTTTACCTGGAGATACTCTACAGACAGCTAAATCTGGAGTAGGAGTAGATCCTGCAGCGGTGAATTGACCCTCTTCATATAATCCTTGATTTCCGCGATTATTATTAAGAGAATTTAAAATAGAAACATTAAATGGTTTAACAATATAGTGCCCACTCTCATCATATGTTCTTCTTGCTAAGATATCTGTAAGGTCTTCATAAAAGACTGCTCCACCTGCTCTAGTGCTACCCCTTCTAGTGGGTGTTTGAAGAACTCCATCAATTACAGTTGCTAGTAAAATAAAATTATCATCATTTAAATCATCAAGAGATTTTTTAAATAAACTTACGGAGATTTTAAGTCTATCTGCACCAGGTGCTCCATAGTTATTAAAACCTTGAGAATTGTCATTTAAAGATTCATCGGTATTTGAATTTACAATCTCTTCAGAAACAAAGAGACCAATCCTGTAACTGGGTGTATTTGAATATTGATCTAAAACTAAAGATTCTTTATTTACATTTACAAAATAACCACGAATAAAATAAATTCCATTCTCTATTTGAAATACTGATCCAGTAGCAGTTGAATTTGCTGGTATAGTATTTGCAAATGGAGTTCCAGCTGGAATAATAGCATTTCCTAGTAACCCAGAACTTAAAGACTGATTACAAGTTAAAGATTCCCCATCAGTAAATGTTTGAGTATTATTATCAGTTCTAGCAGAACCTTGATATGCAATATATAAAGTTAAATTTCCTCTCTCGGAATCTGCAGCTGGGAGAACACTATCAACAACAGCAGTAACACCAGAAATCTGACCAGTGATAGTTGCTCCTACTAATTGATCTGCATATGCTTCAACAGGAACTCCTTGAAAGGTATTTGCTAGTTGTACGCAGTAATACAACCGCGAATATCCAGTGTTACCAGGAATTACCTTTGCACCTTCTTTAAAAAAGTGCTGACCAAATTTTTCTACTTGATTCTGAAGAATTGATTGTAGAGTTGTTAATTCTCTTGCCTGAACTGGATATCCAGGTTTAAAAAGAACCTTTTGGTAATCGTTCGTCGCATCAAAATCGTCAAAATATGGTGCTACGTTGAGGTTGGTCTGCTGTGGCATGATTCTTTAGAATTGCAAGATAACTTTTATGTCTTCTTTTTGGTTTGACGATCTTGTAATCGAAGGTCTATTATCTACGTATATAATATTGCCAGAATGCTGTTTTACTTCTGGGGACGCAACACCTGTAGTGAAATCCATTCCAAGATAATATACACGATTATTTATCGTCGTTTTGTTATCGCTAAATGTACTATCAATACTCAAAGGAAGTCCTGTTGTGGGAGTAATTGCTAGCGATCCAGTTCCACTTGGACTTCCAGTAAAATCTTGTAACTGATAACCATATGTTGGGTTAGTAACTCCAATTCCAGTGGATGTGAATCCAGCCACAGTTCTATCTTGCCAAAGTTTTAAAACTCCAGTATTCTGATCATAATTTACGACCCTGCCAACTGCTGTAACTCCTGTTCCGACTGACTGAACAACAAATGAATCGGCAGTAAAAGTTGCCTCACTAAATCCAACACCTGTTAATTTTAAAGCGGTAACTGCACTTACTTTGTCTGCTGTTAGTATTGATCCTCCAGCTGGGGAAAGTGGATTTTCTACAACACCAATTCTTGCAAATTGATTACCAGTAATAAAGTCTGGATTCTCATTATCACTCTCAATTCTTGAATACATTAGTACACTATATGCACCAAGTTCTCTATAAATGTCAGCACCATGCCCACCTTGTGGAGTTATAATTACTTCAAATGTCGGTCTAGTCGTTCCTGCTGGAATTCCAGCAGATTCAAAATCAAGAGTTCCAAAAGTATATCCAGATCCCTGAGCAGATATAGAAACTTCGTCAATTTTTGAATCTCCATCAATAGTAACAGTGCATTGTGCTCCTGTACCATCACCACGAATAGGAACTCCAGTATATGTTGTATTTGCTGTTCCTAATCCAACACCACGATTAGTTACCGTTACAATTTTAATAGAACCATCTACAGCATTTTCTCTGACTAAAGAAGTGTCATTACTAGTACTCCAGTCTGTAGGAACTGGCATAAAATCTGTAGAATCAAATTTTATAATATCTGCTGGTTTGATAGTATAAAGATATTTCCAAATGTATCCATCACCGCTAGTTCCAGCCGCCTTTGGTTCTAAATCAGTAAAAGTTGGTTCATCCAGAGATGGTCTACCGAGAGTATTTTCTGGATTTGTTCCGTTTTGCAGACAAATGTAAACTCTGTAATCACTGTTTAAAACATAAAAATTTGAGTTATAAAGATTAGTAGATCCAGAAACAGGAGCTGTGTTTGATCTACTATAATTATGACGATACATGTCAAAGGTAGTTCCAGAAGACCAAAATCTTTTTGGAACCACTTGTCTAACATCAGTGGAATTAATTCTCTTCAAAGCAATCATTGTATTCCAATAATCATTCTCCTCATCAAAATTATCTTTTGGTGAAGGAGGATTATCATTCCATGTAGAGGAATAGTCTGTCGGATTTGGAAGTCCGACAAAAGAATAATAGGAATTACTGGCATTAGCAATTCCTGCGACAAAATTTTTCGCATTTAATATTCTTACTTGATCAGTTATGATAGCAGCCATTTTGACGGACTTTTTTACTTATTTATTACTAAAAATCATGCAAATTTTTTGAACCTAATATATCTGGTTCTATAAACCTTCGATGAAGTAGATATACCAGTAAATTCATTTGTTCCTATTCCAGACAAGGTGTGTGCTGGATATGAAAGTTCCTTAGTTCTAGCATTTAAAATAATTTTACCCCAGGAGTACTCTCCAAGGAATGCTCCTGTTGAGAATCCAGAAACTCCATTTGGATTTAGATTAGTATTCACGGTTACTTTAGCAACACTAGTGGTGACTCCAGCAATTATTTGAGTTGCTATTCCAACAGAATTTACAACATATACATTATCAAGGTATTCAGATCCAATTCCAGTAATTGTGGTGTTGTTGGTTCCAAGAGCATTAATACTAGTTGATGCAGTTCCCAAGTTAGAATTTCTAACCGTAAAGAAATCTCCAATAGCCAATCCACTTATAGTTACAGCGGTTCCAACTAAATCAGTGTTCCTCATGACAGAATCAAGTGGAATATGAAGATGGAATGCGATTCCAGTTGATCCAACACCAACGGAAGTTGTTCCCAATCCAACAATTATTCCAGAATCTCCAGAATATCCAGAAGTTATAACATTACAAGACTCTGTTTGCTGTGCAGGAGGTCCTATAAGAACTAATGGTGGATTAGTTTGAGTATATCCAGATCCACCGTTAGTAATCGTAATTCCAGTAACAACACCATTAGTAATTGTTGCTGTTGCAGTTGCTGTTGTGGATCCTATACCAACACTTACATCAGGTGTTGTTGAATATCCAACACCACCATTGTTAATTGTGATTGAGGTAATAGTTCCAGCAGAAGAAACTACAGCAGTTGCTGCTGCTCCAGTAACAACCACTGGATTTACTAATCGTATTCCTTTTTGAATAGTATTTCTAAATGTAGGATCTATATTTTCATTATTAAGATCAAATAGAGGTCTCACTCTATCAACATAGATTATGGTAGATCCAATACCAACAGGACTAATAATATTTGCAGTTGGATTAATAACAGGTTCATAAATTTCTCTGTCTTTGCCAACTTCCTTAC